GCCCTCGCAGAAACTTTAGGGCTGTCGTCACCCTTTTCCACAACCTTAACGTCATGTGGGTAACCTTACCTCGATTGGCAGCCCTATTATTTATAGGAGAGACTATGAAATTAAAAACAAAAGATGAGATTATAACTTGTCTGGTTGATATATTATCTAATAATGTGTCTGAATATGATAAAGGTTATTTGGTAGATAAAGGATGGATAGAGGCACTTAAATGGGTATTAGGATTACATAGTGAAAATGAAATGTAGCAAGTGTTTTTGGTAGGGATACACTTTCCAAAACGAAAACTACCATTTATTAGCCTATCATATCTCCTGCGACTCAAATCAAGAAAGAATAGTCTAGACTGAAAGCAAGTAATTGAGATTTGAGCGTATACAGTTAAGATTAAATGATAGGCTATATATTTTAGGGGCTGACCGAAGTATGAAGTTATGCACCGAGGTTTTGGGTGAAATAAAACCGAAAGGCATAGTGAACCTTTCATTTCCTCAACGTATAGTGGATAGTAGGAGGCCCCTTAACATTTTAATAACAATAAGGAGAAACAATGTATTATAACACAACAAGTGAAACTGGTGATAACCTAAAAGAATCACATAAGAAAGCAGAATCACAACAACAAAAAGTTCTTAATTACTTTATAAATAATGGTGAGTCATCTCCATCTAAAGTAGCATCAAAGTTAAACTTACTGATTACTTCTGTTCGCAGATGTATTACAGACTTAACTACAGATGGACATCTTGAAAAGACTACAAAGAAAGTAACTGGTATGTATGGTAAACCAGAATATGTCTGGAAACTTCATGAATTATATTTGTTTAATAATAATAACTAAGGAGGGATAATGAATAAAGATAAAATTACTTTAATATTAGGAGATATTCTTGCGTTTGTAAGCATCTTAATACTTCAATCACATGGATATAGTGAGCAAAAAGCAAAAGGGGATAAAGAAGCTATATCAAAAATGCTAGGTGATTTATGTAAAGAACTTGACATTGAGGATTTAGATATAGTGGCAATTACTACTTACGCTAATAATTATATGAACAATCAATTAAACGGAAAGGCAAAGAAATAATGTCAATATTAAATGAAATAACAAAAGAAATGTTTAAAGAATATAAAGATGTACAAGAATCTGGTGAATTTAATATGTTAGACCCAAGAGCTAGAGAGGATACGTCTTTAGATAGAAAGCAATGGTATTCTATTATTAGTAATTATAATGAATTAAATGCTAAATACTCATGAAGGAAGTTATGGATAGAAGAATAGAACATTTACTTGATAAACTAAAACATCAAGCAGAAAAACTAGATAATCGTTACAAGGCAATGATTGATATTTGTAAAGATTCAGAAAATGTTGTAGAAGAACTTCAACATGATATACATAAACTAGAAAAGGAGTTATAATGGGAGCACATAATCAACAAGACTTTGCAATAGGTAGATTTAAAACTGCAGTCGAGGCATACAACAAATTAGTAGAAGAAGCAGAACGTAGACATGGAGATGATGGATATAATGGTACAATATCTACATCTGATGGTATTAAAATGGTAAAAGAACATCCTAGATATGGTACAAAGAAATTTTGGAAATTTGTAGATGATACAATGGATGGTACTAAGTTTTCCAAATGGAATTGTATTGAGTTTAAAGGAGCAACTTTAAAGAGAGCAAAAGAAGAATCAGGTTACAAAGGTAAAAAGAATATTAAAGCATTTTTCTTTTGGGGATTAGCAGCTTCATGAATCAAATATATTATTGTAAACTATGTGAGCAGAAATATATGGAACATGAAGAAGTAAATTCTAAAAAAATCTATACAACAAGAGTGGCTGATTTAGATAAAACAAAACCAATGCATAAAAATTGTAGAGTTTGTTCTAAATTATTTGATAACAAATATGGATACATAGAATATTAAGTTTGGCCTCCGCTATATGGCCGCGCAGAGTAGAGTTCCTTTCCTTCTTGTGGGCTCTGCTCTGCATTAATCTGTTGTATGTAACCTTTAATATTGTTAAATTTAGAGAAAGGAGAGAGTGTGAATATACACGATATATACATTAATTATTTAAAGTATAAGAACGAAGAACATGCTGAAGAAAGAAATGATGGTAAGTTTCATGCATCATCAGCAGGTAGTTGTTATCGCAAACAAATGTATAGACTTGAAGAATATCCACAAGATAGTATGGATGAATCTTCATATAAAGTATTAAGACTTGGTACTGTTGTCCATAAAGATTTTGAAAATGCAATACATCATCATTTAGAAAGTAATGCAAAAGAAATAATGGATAAAAAATTATCTATATTTTCAGAACG